GGCGTGGGGAGGGCGGGGAAAGGAGGCGGTCGGCCGGTAGGGGGGCTTCTAGTTGGACCATGGCGTCCCGGCGGGGTTGGTCGGGATCGGTCCACAGGACGATGGGGGTGTCCCGGGTGAGGAGCGGGTCGATAGCAGCACGGCCGACGCGCTTGGAGCCGCCCTGCCAGGTGATGACGACGTGGGACGGGAAGAGCTTGGAAGCGGCGACGGCGGTTTTCTCACCTTCCACGATGAGGACCGGGTCGTTCGGGCGCCGGGCAAGGAGGTGGAGGTTGAAAATGGGGACGTCTTCGGGGGCGGTCCAGCCCTTCCAGCGCCAGTGGCGGGGGTTGAGGAGGTCCGGCGGCTGGTTGTCAGGCGGTAGGAACCGGAGTGGGCGGACGTCCTTGGAGCCGGCGGGGAGGTCGAATCGGACGACGTAGGCGCGGATCGTGCCGTCGGCGTCGGGATAGGGCCACGCTGCGGAGCCGTAGCGGTACGGCTGGGAGGCGTCGTTGCGGTGGCCGTGCTTGAGGGGGTCGAACGAGCGGGGTGCGGGCTGGTAATCGTCGCGGATACCGAGGAATTCGCGGGACCACTGGGCGGCCTGGGCCTTGGAATAGACGTGATGCTGGCCGACGAGTTCGAGGAGATCGCCGCCCTGACCAGCGGCGTGGTCGTACCACAGGCCCTGCTTGGGGCCTTGGAGTTCGACGTAACAGGAGTCGCCCGGGTCGCCGAAGACGTTGCCGACGATCCACTGGGGGCCGACCTGACGGCCGGCTGGGAGGAGTTGAGCGCAGAGTTCTGCGACACGGACGGAGAGTGCGTCCGAGAGTTCGGTGAGGGTCATGCTTGTAGTTGCTGAGAGGTGTTAGTCGTGATTCATATCGTACTCGACCGCTTCCAGCTGCGCGATCCGGAGTTGTTCAGGTGTTGCTACCGCGTTGCCACACAGGATTCCGAGGCGTTCGTAGAAACGGTACTTGGCTTCCGCTGAGAGGTTTTCGGGGGCTGTTTGGGTTGTTGTCATAGGTTGTCTGTATCGCTAACGGATCGTGCAATGATGGCGAGACCGCCGGAAATGTTGACCTGCTCAAGCCAGTTGGATTGATCGGGCCGGACTTTACCGGTGGGGGTCTTGACTTCAATGGAGAGAAACTGGGCGATGGGTTTTCCGACCATGTCGGGCGTGACTGTAACCGTGCGCCAGCCGATCAGGTCACCAGAGCCCGGGAATAATCCCATGCGGACGTGGCGGGCATCGGTCAGGAAGACGCCTTCGGGATCGCGCAGGGCCTTGCCGACGTAGCCCTCGCCCACTTGGTTACGGAAGACGCGGACGTGCGGTTTCGATCCAGCTGCGCGCAGGATCAGGGCTTGGAGTTCGGATTCGGTCATGGTTACAGGATGGAGGTGATGAGACTGGTCTTCCGCGAGCGAGCTTTCCAGCGGAAGAAAGCCCATCCCGGTTTGTAGCCACGTTTCGCTGCGAGGGAACGAAAATCGTCCAAGGTTTTGCACATTCCTTCCTCGCGGCGTTCATCTCGTTTCTTTGCGATGTCCTCGATTGACAGGCGCTGAAGCTCGCCATCGACCTCTTCGATCTCCCGAGGAGCGATCTCACGTGCGGATCCGCACTGCGGGCAGGCGGTGCCGGCGAAGATCGCGAAGCACTTAGAGCACTGCTTGGTTTCGACGGGGCGGGACTTGGCCTTGCGCTTCTCGCGCCCTTCGAGGTCCCACTCGCGCTCCTGCTCGGCCAGACCGTGACGCAGGCAGTTCCCTACGTGATCGAGGATCACGGCGTGAGTCTTGCCTGGGTACGGCCGGAGAGCGCGGCCTACCTGTTGCAGGTGCATGGACAGCGACTGCGTGGGCCGGAGGAGGATCGCCGCGTTGACGGTGGGAAGATCGAACCCCTCGGAGATAAGTTCGCAGGAGGTCAGGACAAGGATTTTACCAGCTGTCAGGTCATCGACGCGTTGCTTGCGGACCTCGGGTTCCAGTGTCCCGTCGATGCTAGCAGCCGGGATTCCGCAGGAGTTGAACGTATCGGCGACCTGCTGCGCGTGCGCCACCGAGATGCAGAACGCCACGGCCCGCTGACGATTGCAGAACCGGACGTAATGGGTCACGGCATCGCCAGTGATGCGCGGCGTGTTCACGACTTCCTCGGCTTCAGAGCGGTCGAAGTCGCCGGCGATCGTGTGGACCTGACTGAGATCGACGGTTTCGCGAGGAGCGTAGTACACCGGGCGGGCCAGGAATCCGTTGTCGATGAGCCACTGGACCGACGGCCCCATGACCATGCGGTCGAACATGACGCCCAGGCCCTTGCCATCGAGGCGCTCAGGGGTCGCGGTGACGCCGATGAACTTGGCGTTGGGCCATGCGGCGAACATCTGGACGTAGGACTTGGAGACCGAGTGGTGCGCTTCGTCGATGATAACGAGGTCTGGAGGAGTGACCGTATCCAGCCGGCGCGCAAGGGTCTGAATCGAGGCGACCATGGCAGATTGTTGAGCCATGAATTTGCCCGACTGGATGAATCCATGCGGTACGCCGACGCGCTTCAGCGTTGCACTGATCTGCTCGAGGATTTCTTTCCGGTGCGCGACGACGATCACCCGGGTCCCGCGCTTCAGGACCTGCTGGGTGATGTACGAGAAGAGCACCGTCTTGCCGGATCCAGTGGGGCTGACGGCGATCGGCCGCTTGGCGCCGGACGCGAACGCGGATCGGATGTCGTTAGACAGCTGGTTTTGGTAGGGGCGCAGTTCCATCGTGAGCCGTAGGCTGCGTTCTGCGGCTTGACGTGTCAAGCACAAGCTGCACACTCGCCGGCATGAGTAACACAATTCGAGTGAGCTACCGGCTGCCGATTGAGGTCGCCCAGATGCTGGAAGATGAGGCGATTCGATCCCGGCGCACGAAGACGGCGGTGTTGATCATCGCGATTGAGGACCATGTCCTGCGGGGCGAAGACGATCTTCCAGAGGTGATCAAGAAACCCGTTGACACTCGGAAGTCGCGCTAGCAGGATTCCGCCACGACGCATAGCTTGGTTTCGTCAACCGAGCGCGAACTGGGCGCGTTAATCCAGTTGGCCAAGAGTGCCGAAGGGCATTCGCCGGTTCCACGGCTCGGGCTCGCCACCGAGGTTGGATTGATGGTCTTAACAGACCTGCAATCTGCCTCGTTGTCTCGGAGGGGTAGGTGAAGAAAACCCCGAGGCAGGAGAGCCAATATGGCAACAGGAAATGTAATCAGCTGTAAGCAGTTCGCTTCCTTCCTCGTCTCGCAGGAACCTGTGTATGACAAGGAAGTTCTCAAAGATGTCCGTCCGTTTGACGGATTGATCGGATACTACAACACCGGATCGTTCGACGCGTACTCCGGCACCACCCATCGTTTCGACCGCTTCAACAGCGTGTTCCCGAACGTGACTGGCGCCTGGGAAAACTCGACTGGCGACAGTTGCGTTGGTCAGCCGTGCGACCCGTCTGAAAACAAGATCGGTTGGGGCTACACCCGCAGCACCTACTCGCTTGAAAAGCAGGCGTGGGGCTCGGACATCCTGTGCTTCGACCAGATCATGACGAAGACGAAGGCCAAGGAGCACTTCCGTCAGATCATCGACGACGTTCTTCGCCCTGCGACGAACTGGATCACCACCTACTACCTCCAGCGCAAGGCGATGGAATTGTCTGGTTACACCGCTAGCGGCATCAGCGGCGGCGCTTTTGCTTGTAAGGCTGGTCTCCCGGCGATTTCGTTTTCCTGGGTTGGCGCTGGTTACACCACCCTGCGCGTTCTCGACAGCGCCAGCGCGGCTGTTACGGCTGCTAGCTTGGGCTTGTTGACTCCGGACATTCTCCGCAGTCGCGTGACCCGCCAGTACTTCCTGGGTGCTATCCAGGCCGGTAAGGAAGGTTACGACAGCCTCCAGCTGCACACCGACAAAGAAACCTTCCGTTACCTCGCCAAGTCCAACAGCCAGCTGACTGACTCTTGGCGCTTCGGTGAGTTCGCTCCCGCTGCCAAGGAGTTCTACAAGTTCGGCTTCATGGGCTTCGTCGGCGACTTCATGGTGAAGGTGCTCCAGTTCCCGTTGCGCTTCAACGCGACGGCGACTGCTGGCAACTACACCTTGGTCCTGCCGTACAAGAACGTGGCCGCGAGCGAAGGCATCCGTTCTGAATTCAACGGTGATTACGATCGGGCTCAGTACCAGATCAGCTACATCAACAACCCCCGCGCTCTGCGTGTGTTGCCGTTCCGCCCCGAGGCCGTGAACCCGAATATGCCGTTCATGGTTCGGGATTACGGTGGGCGTTGGAAGTTCGCGACCAACGACTTGGGCGCGGACTGCTCCGGCCGACCGATCGACAACAGCCGTGGAAACAAGGGCAAGTTCATCGCTGACTTCCAGTTGGCCGTGAAGCCTGAGCATCCGGAATGGCTTGAAGCGATCTTCCACAAGGTCAATGGTGCCTGCCCTGTGATTATCGCTGGCTGCGCTGCCGATCCGGGCGATCCTGCCCAGAACTACAACTCCACGAACGCCGTCTGCAATCCGACGATTCAGTTCACGGCGACTCCGGTCACCGGTGGAACGAACTTCGTGTTGAACGCGAATACGAGCATCCTGTGCAACGACAACTACATCACCAGCGCGGCTATCAACGCCGCCAACGTGGCTGCTCTTGTTGTCGATTTGCAGACTGTCTGGGATGCCGAGTTCGGCGCCGCTGCTGGTACTTGGACCGTTGTCTCTGGCAACGTCATCCAGCTGGCTAGCAGCGCGTTCGGTACGACCACCGAGGTTGTGCCTTGCACCAACGTCACGTTGGAGTTCTCGATCTAACCAATCAATCAACGGGGACTCTCCTTCGGGAGGGTCCCCTTTTGAGGTGCTGGCAGCCGCCCGGAGCGTCCGGGATGCTGGCAGCCTCTCACCAAGGAAAGGATTTTACGATGTACGGCAAAATGATGCGGAAGCGGAAGATGGACGCCATGAATCGCATGGGCGCCGAGGTTGAAACCGTTGAGTTCATGCCCCCTGAGGGAATGAAGCTCGAGGGCGAATCCGGCTCTGCCATGGTCGATTGGCGCATGACCCCGAACGGCACGGTTGAGATCGTCGCGTTTGATGGCGTCACCCTGGGTGAATCCGGGAAGCAGGACATGGAGGAAGACGCTGCCGAAAACGAGATGGACAACATGGAGGAGGAAGCCTGATATGCCTGCATTGACGCCTCAAGAATTGGCCACGCTCGGTGGCTGCTTCGACTGCATGGAGCCTGGCTTGCAGCAGACGATGCTCCTGACGTTGCTTCAGCAGATTCAGGCGGCTTCGCCAGGTGCTACTCTCAGCACAACCAGCCCAGGCGGGCTCCTGACCGCCACCGCGACGGCCGCTGCCAACCCGAGCCGCCGCCGGTTCCTGATCCAGAACCACAAGGCCGAACACCTGCACGTAAAGTTTGGAACTGGGGCGACTGCTTCGGACTACCACTACATCCTGCAAAGCGCCACAAACCCTGGCGTTATTGGCTCCCAACTAACTTTTGAAGGCTACACCGGCGCGATAAGTGTCGCTCCTGTCGCCGGCTCCCCCTCCTACACGTTCGCTGAATTTGTCTGACCTATGGCTACCCCCGCAATTCAAACCCTACTGGCGGATGCTCAGCAGGTGCTGAACCTCAACTCGTTTTCCGAGGTTCGGTCAACAATGGCTGCCGCGCTTGCCAATGCCAACGTCGGCACGCCGCTCAATCCGAACCTGACCACGCAACAGCTGTGGGACGAGTTCTACCTGATCGTTCGCCAGCCCGAGAGCGACATCGAGTCGATCATCACCAACCAGTTGATGAAGTTCCTGTTTGCTCCGCCGGCGCCGGGTGGTGCGGGTGCGGACCAGCAGGTGATCTTCAATGACGGTGGAGTGCTGGCAGGTGATCCGCAGTTCCTGTGGAACAAGACCACCAACCTGTTGACGGTCACTGGCTCCGCCACCATCACCGGCGATCTGACGGTGGATACCTCGACGCTGAAGGTTGATTCGACGAACAATCGGGTGGGTATTGGTACGGCGACGCCTAACTGGCTTTTGACTGCTTCCGGTTCTTCGCCAGAGTTTGTGATGATTGATAGCGGAGCAAATGGTACTCGTCTTTATACAAAGACAACCAATACCGCTGTTTTCATTGGTGCGAACTATTCCACCAGTGCTGTTCCAATAAATTTCACGCTGGATGGCGGTTCGTCGAACGCCATGACCCTGAACTCCACGGGGCTGGGCGTGGGGGTTGCTAGTCCGTCGTACAAGCTGGATGTACTTGGATCTGGAACCATTTCTGGGCGATTTAAGACCGCTGGAGCTATCAACGCTCTGTACTTGGAGGATTCTGGAACGACTGCTGGAAGCCTCTACATCGGAACATCTGGAGACACTTTCCGAATCATCACCGGAAGCAATGTTCGCGTTAATGTAGATGGCTCCGGCAACGTGGGCATAGGCGTTACGCCGAGTGTGTGGGCGGCTGCTGTAAAAGCATTGCAAATCTGGAAGCTCGTGATCGGTCCCGGCAGGGTAATACCAGCAGGGATGGTCGCCGTGGACCAAGATCCGCTGATGTTGCCACCGGTGATCGAGCTAAAGGTGGTAGGGGCGATAGTGGTGATGGCCACAAATGGGCCAGTGGTCAGTGTCGTGACGGTCACCAGTTGAAATCCGCCCTGTCCCATCGAATACTCGATGGCTTGATTTGATACGTCGCTCATATATCCCAGATCTTCCGAATTTGATTCTTTGTGAAAGTGCTTTCAAAGCGGGAACCCTGACGGTCTTCCATCCGGCTGAATCCCTGCTTCACCTTGTCCTTGAGTTCGGCTTCTCGGGCAAAGCCGGTGACCCCGAAGCGGGCCACCGGTTGCCTGTTCCACCGCTTCCCATCAAGGACAACAGAGTCAGTACCCATCGGAGCGATATGCTCGATGCACTGACCATTGTTCTCGAAGGTATAGATGGGCATGTTAGGACTCCATCTCGCTGTCGTACTCCTCAACCATCTTACGCATACCCTTTTCGTCCATAGGCTTCTTGGACTCCATTGCATCCTCACCGGTCTTCTCGTACTCAGCGGGCATACCGTTCACGCTCTTGATCTCGACATAAGCTTCACCGTTCTGAAGCTTCTTGAGAACACCGCGAACATCATCGAGAAGCACTTCATCACCCACTTCAGGCATGGCCTGTTGGCCATCTTCCATGTCAGTGGAAAGAGCCTCGACCGGAATAGAAATCATGGGCGCATTGTTGTCAGCCTCTTCACATCCGCAAGCGGAATGAGAAGGGGCACCACCGATTGCTCGATGATGCCCCTTTGGGCTGACGGCAATCACCATGATGGTGGCCGTCTTGGGTCGCATATTACAGCGTGGAAGAGGTCTTAGTACGATGGACCAAGTACCAGGTCGGGTTACCAGTAGAACCCGTGTTACCAGCAGCCAGACGGAGCGTAGCGAAGTACAGCTTCACACCAACGGTGATGAGCTGGTTCAACGGATCGCTCTTGTCGGGGGTGTCAGTGATAACGATCTTCGGAGACAACGGATCATCACCGGTCAGAGCAGGGATACCAAACGACTCGTTACCAAAGAAGAACGAGGCGATGATGTCTTTGCTGACAGCGAGACCGCCACCAGCGGAGGTAGCCTGATAAACGAACTCATCGGAAGCGGTGCCGGAACCGGTGCTGACAAACGAGTTGGTCTGGGTGACCACGCGGCAACCGTAAATGGAACCAACCTCGCCCTTGTAGAACGGCGTACCCTTGTTGCCGTAGTTGGAGGCATTCAACCAATCGGCATCGCGCATCAAGTCACGAGCAACGCGAGGATCGGTCGCGAGGACGTAGCCACCGTTGATCATCGGAGCGCGATTGCGCTTCAGGCGGGTCATGGAATCGAGGACAGCCGAAGCGGTCATCGTGGTGTTGGCAGCAGTCGTGTCGCTGTTCAACGCAGAGAAGCTCTGGGTGGTCAGCGTAGCAGGGTTACCGTAAACCTTAACACCACCGGAGCTGGCCACAGTGTTCACGGCGTCCGAGTTATCGAACGTACCACCACCCTCGGCGGCGGAACCGATGGACGAGCCGCTGGCGGTGAGGTTGGAGCCAACCAGCGTGTTACGAATCACGGAGTCAACCCAGAGGGCCATGTCCAGACCGGAGGTCTTGGTGGCCTGCTGGAGCGAGTTGAACAGGTCCGTGGCGCGGAGGATGTCGGTCAAACCGATAACCTGACCGTACTGAGCAAGCGACTTGCTGAGGCTGTTCAGGGCCAGAGCGCGGTAGTTCGCGGAGCTGATGGCCGTACCCTCGGAGCTGATGGTCTGGACACCCGAGACGCTCGGCGAACCGAAGCGGAACATCGTGATGGCCTTGTTACCATTGTTCCGGGGGATCGGAGCCTTCATGGCGAACTGATCCAGGATGGTCTCCTGCTGAACGATGGAGAGCAGCTCCTTGCTGAAGTAGTTCTGGAACTGGCTCGTGAGCGTAGTTGAAGTAGTTACGGGCATATTTTAGTTGTGGTTGTGCTATTAGCCTTCGTCCCGGTCGAACTCTCTTGTCGCTCGCATGAGCGCCTCCCTTTGCTCCTTCAGGGATAGCTTGGAGAAATCCTTCTCTTCAGCCTTGAGTTGTCCTGCCGGTACGCTTTTACCAATAGCGGTCTTCTGCTGGAGCTTACTGAGTTGTTCTTTCAGAGACTTGTTCTCGGCTTCCATCGACTGAGACCGTTCGGCTGCATTCTGGAGCTTCACAATTTCGACAGCATGGACAAGTCCATCAGGAGTCGCAGTGAGCAGCGGGAAATTATTCAGAAGCTGAACAGTACGCTTGTACTCAGAGCTGTTCTGATCTTTCAGCCAAGCCTCCTTCTCGGACAACTTGCCGTAGTTTTCAGCCCATGACTTCTGGAACTGCTCCTGTTGAACCTTCTGCTGTCTTTCGCCAGCCGCTTTGCGGACATTATCAGCCTTGGCTCGCGCTGCCTTGGCCAACTGAGAATCGCCATCAGCCTCAAACTCCTTGGCCGCAGCCTCGTAGTCATCAGCTGTATAGCCCTTCTCGTCCCGATGAGAATTGGTTTCGGTGGCCTTGGATTGCTCCCGGCTCCTGCTCCATTCCTCACGCTCACGCCTCACCGCTTCGCGCTCAGCCTTGAGGGCCTCCTTCTCAGCGTTGATTTGTTCCCAGGACTTCGCCTTTCGGTTCTGTTCCTGAGCGAATTTGCTCTTCTCCTTATCAACCTTCGGCTCGGTCTTTGTCGCCTTTGGTTCCGTCTCTGACTTCGTGCTTACTTCCTTCTCGCCACCATCGAACTCTTTGCTGGCGGTCACCTCATTAGAGGATTCCTGCTCAACCGGAGCTGACTCGTTTGATGTTGGAGTCTGCTCCCTTGGCTGGCTGTCGATATCGACACCGGCATCGTGATCTCTGGCCAACGCGAGTAGGCCATCTGCACTCATTGATTCGTCTGACATATTGTGCTTTTACTCGTTTGCTGGTCCGCACAGACCGGCAACCGCAACTTTGATCCTATGTGTTCGTGGCAGAATCCGGATCATCATCCTGCCCCGTAATTGATTCCTGATCGGCCATCACTTCGATGACCTTCACAAGACTGGCCTGACCCATTGCAAAGCCTGACGAATATTGCAAATGGTTTCTATCAGTTATCGCAGAAGCATTCTGCATAAGCACAGTGTTTAACAGTGCGTCCCTGAATCGTTTGCCAGTATCGCTATTGAAGAAATTATTGAGCGTGATCGCGTCCTCCTTGCGCCAAGGAAGCGGATCTACCCATCGTTGATGCCGCGCAAATGTCCACGCGGTACGGACTCGTGCGAAGAAGCTGATCATTTACTTGCTGGCTTTCTTTCGACCGGCAGCTTGGCGGCGCATGAACTCTGCGGCCCCCAGCTTCTTGCGACCGATATAGGCAGCAAGTGCGCGAGGATCATCGGCCCCCTCCTTACGGAGTTCGTTGGCCAGTTTACTGAACTTGGATTTCTTCTTCATGTTGGAAGCTGAGGTGGAGTGTAAGGTTTCTTGCTATCTCTACGGTTTTTAGACTGATCCCGCAACGGAATCCATCGGCAGTTTTCCTTGAAGTATCCCTTGTAGTTGTCGATTCGATCCAAACTCCAGCCATTTGGCCGATCACCCATGTCTTCGTAGAACCCTTCAAAAGACATCCATTTTTCGCAAACTGCAATCCCTCTTTGAAGGTAGTTCTTGGAATGAACGTGCATAGGGTTCAAGCACCTGTCCTTCATTTTTCTCCACGATCTGTATGATCCAGATCCGTACTTACCATGTCTTGTCGAAAGCTTTGTAAGGTATTCAGACGAAACGCACTTCACACACCTCCATGGCTTTTGCTTTTTGTCGAGAACTCTAACCACATCAACCCGAACCAGCATTCGAGTTTCGCATGTGATGCACTTGAGGTCGAAGAAGTTCCAGCGACCGACTTTTATCCGCTGATTGTTTGGTTCAATAGGTTGCACATGGACATCATAGAAGATGCACCAAGGATTGCAATCCCCCACGCCTTGCAGGACCACGTTCTTGGCTTGGTTGGATCTTTTGCCGTATCGCAATTATGCCTCGCTCGGAAGCTCTTGCGCCGTTCCGGGTCTGATTTCTTGATGCTCATGTCGGGATCACCGAATCGCACCTTGATGACCGTTCCCTTCGGGTTCTTAACATAAACCGCACTCTTCTTCTTCTCACCCGGAGTGTAGAAGGGCTTGTTCAGAGTGACTTTCTTGCCTTGGTATTCAGCCATATCAAGCCTGTCCTCCCGAGAACAATGGCGAAGCCTGAATATCCTTCAAGCTTTCCGGTTTCTTGGGCTTCTGGAACCGAATCTTCGGAGCAACACCCTCTTCGAGTGCCTCCATGATGATCGGTCGCGGTTCATCCGGCAATTTCGGTGCGGTTTGCACCACCACGGTGGTCACGATTGGGTTGTTCATGGCTTTGAATTCACCGCACCAGTCTTCATCCTTCATAGTAGGCCAGCAACTGGGTCTACTGCTGGGCGGATACCTCCGGCAGGTCTTATCCGCACTGAAAAACTGGCAGTCTTTGCAAAAATTCATCACATCTGAGGCTGCTGAGCCATCGCCTGAGCTTGTTGCTGCTGCTGACTAGGAAGGAGACCGCTGCTCGTAAGGAATGTTTGGATCTCCTTCCGCAATTTCCGCGCTTCATTGGTCGCCACCTGCTCGTAAGCCTTCAAGAGGCTGTCCAAACGCATCATAAACGCGTTCTGTGACGCCGGACTGAACTGCTGACCCTGCTGGATCGCCCCATTCAGGTACTGCATCAGCACCCCAATGCGCCCAGCGTAGTTCTGACCCGGCTTCGCGGGCACCGGAATACCCACCAACAGCGTCGGGATCGTCTTGGTCTCGTCCTCCAGCTCGTCCTGGGCCTTCTGACCCGGATCACGGATCAATTTCTTGATCAAACTCGGGTCATCCAGCTCCATGATGCTCTTGTCCAACGCCACCTGATCCACCCAGGGCGAGTTCATAAACAACTGCTTACGGCTGATGGCCTGCTGAACCATCATCTGACGGCTCACCATGTCCATTCCACCCTTCGGCTCCAGCTCGTACTGATCATGGAGGGCCACAGGGTCCGCATCCAGCGAGTCCTCCGCAAAGCGGTAGCGCAAGCTCTTGGAATCATACTGCACATACAAGCCCCACGCCTGTCGGTACAGCTTGCCCAGAGCCATGCGGAATAGCCGCGCCCGCAAATCCCCGCTCTGCATCGACTGAGCGTTGATGCTCTGGATCTCGGTCGCCGTCCTGCGATCACCACCACTGCTCATCGCACTGCTCATCGCGTAGTCCGGGCTACCGATCCGGTTCTCCGCAATGGCCCGCGTCTGATTCAGCTCCTGATCAAAGCTCACCGGAGGCTGCGGCATCTGCACCGGAGCCACGCCATACGGCAAAATCTGCCCCGGCTGGAACCGCAGATTGATGCTATTCGGCAGCTCCCGCTCCGCACGGAACAGCGGGCGGTTGTACAGCGTCATCGCGTCATGCTTATGATTCCACATCGCGGTCATGCTCAGCTCGAACGCCGCCAGAATCTCGCACACGCCTCTTGGACTGAACCAGCCCTTGTCCTTGATCTCATACGGGAAGTCCACGAACGGCAACTGGTTATGCTCATACGGCAACTCCATCGGGTCCCGCAGATCCAGATCCACCGCCGCAGGGCTGTAAGTATAAACCTCCCACACCCCGTCATCCCGCTTCCTATAAACCTCCCAAACAATCACGCCATCCGTGTTCGTGGTGTAAGTAATACCCTCGCGCAACTGCTTCGCATTATCCTCGGTCGCCGCCCCCGGAATGTTATCATCCTGCTGCGGGTTCCCACGGATCTTCTCAATCGTCTTCGCATCGCTCTTCCATCCAAGCTGAGCCGCCACCCGCTTGTAAGCCGGAACACTCATCGGCATCACATGCACCGCCCAGTCCGCATCCTGCAAATCCGTCGTATACGCCGGGACCACGAAATACATCGGATCAATCGCCTCGAATCCCACCCGCTTATCACCCGGATTCCAGAAGCACTTCATCACCCCACGCCCGCTCATCAGCGTGTAATCCACCCAGCTCAATACCTCATCAATGAAGTTGGTCTTCTCCCGGATCTTATAATTGAACCAATCCTCGGCCACCTTCGTATACGCATTCAACTGCTGGCGCATCGGCACAAAGCTGGCCACAACATCCATACCCAGAGCTTGCTGGAGGAACAATGGCTTGAGCTTCTCAATCGCCGTATCAATGAGCGGCCAATGCAGATCCGCCGCCTTCGGCCAGGGCTTATTCGCACGGCGCAACCCATTGTGGCGTAACTCATACCACCTCGTCTGCCTCAGCTCCCACGGACTTCGTTGGCTCACAGCCTCGACAATCTGGCCCTGCAACGCATTCCGCTGTTTATCGCTCATCATAAAATATTGCTCCTTTCCTACCCCCCAACATCACATCCAGCAAGCGCAACCCCTTTTTCGCTCGGTTCTAGTGGGCCAATCTCATCCTCTAACCTCTCCATCAAACTCCGCCCATCCTCATTCACCGCCCGCATATACTCATCCATCCGCTTCCCGCCCCCACCACAGAAAGCCAGTACCACCGCA